TTCTCTTTCTTCCAGAGTCCTTCTAGTGCATCATCGTCATCCAATAATGGAGTAACAGGAGTGAACTCAGAAGAGTCGTAGTTACGATAACCAGCAACGTTCTTTGCCTTCAACTTGAAGTTAGCACCTTGCCAGAAATCAAATGGATCAATTGCTTCCTCATCCTCAAACTCAGGTTGCATTGCTGCAGTTAGTTTGTCAAAGATTTTCTTTCCATACTTGTATAGAAATACTTTACCTTCGTTCTCAGGATTAGCAGGATCCTTTACAACATAGATGTTACTAATGTAAGTTAACTTACGTTTTTGCTTACGAGCAGCATCTTTACCTGCATCTGTTCCATTGTTCCATAGAGTAGTATTGTACTCAGAAACTGGATCTTTCTGACCTAATGTAGTCAGAGAGTTTTCGATATACCAACCACCAGGACCTTGGAAGGCATGGGAGTATAGTTTTACGAATGGTAGGTCTTCACCATCTGGTGCAGGTAGGAAACGAATAACGGCATAACCATTACCTGATTTGTCACATTCTAATTTCCACAAACGGTCATCACCTGATGCACCGTTATTATTCATTTTTTCAACTTCTTTAACTAACTTTGCAGTTAAAGATCCTAGTTTTGATTGCTTTTTAAGATTAGCAAACGACATAGATTACCTCGGATTTAATTGGATTAGTTGGATGTTTAGATTATAGCAACAAACTTATTACATGTCAATAGACTTAAGTTTGTCGATAGTTTTGGCCATAGCATCAAATATTTGTGCTATATCAGTTCCTTGTGGGAAACCCATTAATTGAACTGATTTTTCCAAATTCTTTTTCATTTCTACAGCCGTTGGATCATCAGATAAACTCATTCGAGTATACATAATCTTTTGTTTTTCTAACAAAAGTTCAAGAGCTTCAATATGTTCTGCTCTCTCATCTGGATCCATACTCCCTAATTGCATTGCATTGGTGTAAACTTCTTTTTGAAGTTCATTAATCTCTTCAAGTTCTTCTTGAATAATTTCTGAATCAAAAAATTTACTCATTGATAATATCTCTCAGTATTTTTTTAAAGGGGAATACATTAATATTTAGGAAAGGATTATATTTTTTTATCTTTAAACTGACGGATTCCCACACCGGGTCAGTAAGTTTTTTATCAAATTTACTTACGAAAGAAAAGACTTTTTCCAGTATCGTAAGCGTTTCTAACGAAATCTCTCCACCCAGATATTTTTTTAGTATTGGGGGATGTCCCTTCGAGCAATCGAATACTTCGTTCAAGTTTTTCTCCAACAGCAATTCGTTGCTTTGTTCTTTGAATAAGTAGGTCAAACTCTGATTTTTTTTCATCCATTGTGAATAATTTCGTTCTCCTGAGTTAATAATTTCTCCAATCCATAAGTTTTGTGGATTGTCGGTAGTTACAAAATTTGCTAAAAGAAAATCTACTATTTCTTGATCTGAATACTTTCTAGAAGTTTTTTCAAACCAATACTTATCCTTTCTTTTATTGAAGGATGATATAGTGGCTCTTGATTTACCACCATATTTAAAAAAGTCAAATTTAGGATTAGTAAAATGACTTTTCATAGAAAGATATGTCCTATAGGTTTCAAATGGGGTCACTTTCATCAATCTCTTCCACATTATCTAATTCTGTTATAGAGTCAACAGGGACTTCATGACCATTAATACTATACCAATGTTGGTCTACACCTATACTATCTGGACGAACTCCAAGATATTTAAGTTCTGGGAAATTATGTTCTCGCATCATTGCCTGAAGACGATAATGCATTAATTCCGACTGAGTTGGCATTAGATTGGTAACTTTGCTCTTGATGTTTTCTTCATAAAATTAAGATTAATAGCATCATACTTCAATCTTTCTTTCAATGGTTTTGAAATTAATTTAGAAACAGATTCTACCTCAATTTCGTTAGTTTCGCAATACTGACAAATAGCATCAATATAATTTAGGTTTTGTTCTGCAACAATAGATTCTATCTCCATAGCAAATTTTTGAGGAGTTAAAAATTTCTTCTCTATTGCTTGTTGCAATTCTTTATTCGGTTCCATAGAGTTCCAATTTATCGTTAATAAATTTTGTAATATATTGTTGGAGCAATCTGATGTACTTTGCTTTGTCGTATTCTTCATAGACTTTACATTCTCCATTTTCACATGCCATAATGATTACAAGTTTTTTAATCGGGATATCCCGCATTTCGTACAACATACATCCGTATGCCATACACTGGACAAAATAGTGTTCAATCCAGTCTCTTGGTTTAGGTTTTTTAGATGTCTTAAAATCTATTATTGCTAGTTCACCATTATATTCTGCAATACAATCGACGGTTCCTGCAACACCTAACTGTTTACTATAGAGAGGTCCTTCCAGGGCATATATATTATTTATCTTATTGAGTTCAGTTTTTGCGATTTTAAATAAAAAATCAGAAATAGGTTGAACTGTAGGAAGATCATCATTTTTTAAGTAATGCTCTGTAAGAGTATGCATATCAGTTCCACGACTTGTTGCCGCTTTAGTGATACGATCTGCCTCTTTATTACCAACTTTTTTACGCCAATTGATAAAAATCTCTTTATTAAAGTGACTAGTTACCGAAGTAATAGACACCATTTTAACAAGTTCATCTTCATCAGGGATTTTATAATAACGAACACCATCTATATGTTCTCTTTCTAAAGGAGAAAGATTCAAATCAACATGATTAAAAGTCATTTAAATAGAAATCCAACAGGACATTTGTTTTTTGAGTTAGTTTTAGAAAATAATCTAGGTATCCATAATGAATCCTTTGATTTTATATCTAGAAATTTATTATGTTTTTCAAAATAAGTTTCAGATATTTTTTCAATTATTTTGGGATCTTTCTCTCGTTTTAATACAATTCCATCATCCAAATTTGGATAAATGAAAGATATTCTAAAAAGAGGATCTCCTTTTTTTATAGTAATTGATTTAGATTCATCTACCATGGTAAATCCAAAACTTGATACTCTTGACCAATTTGATAAATTAAACCAACCACTAACAGCAATAAGGTTATTACTATAAGAAGTCATTGGATGATCTAAAAAATTAAACCACACATCATCATCATAAGTCCAAAATAGAAATTTTGGTATTTTCAATTGAAAGACTGGAAGTGGTGATTCCAGATGATTGGGTGGACATACAAGAAGATCTTTGTAATTACTATTATCAACATTAATATTAGCATAATGCTCTTTTCTTTCAATAGTAAAAGAAAAATTAATAGGTGATAATACTACAAAAGTTCTGTTATTGTGATGATTAAAAACAGGACATTCTGTATAAGCATAACTTTTATCAGTTAATTCATTTTGTCTAATTATAGGGATGAAAGAATCATTTGGATAAAAATCAGCATAATATACTGTCTTATGAGACATTAAAGACCCATTTCAATTTTGGCAGTAAGGTATTCTTTGACTAATCCAGAACGAACTATGTCATCAATACCAAACTCTATTATATCAAAGGATGGCATTTTACGCAAGATGTTCATAAAATCAACAATACCATTACGATCATTAGTCTTAACTAAATCTGACTGACTAGCATCTCCACAGAAACAAATTTTACTATTTTCACCAATACGAGTAATAATAGAATCTAATTCATGAAAATTGAGGTTTTGAAACTCATCAACAATAACAATAGCATTATCTAATGTAGTTCCACGAAGGAATGATGTACTCCAGAACTTAATTGTTTCTTGCGCCTTCAAATTACCATACAACATCTCAAAGTCTGCATCAGAAGGCATCTGAAACATGTACTTTACCATGTGCTTATAAGGCACTTGATAGATGTCAGATTTATCTTCATAGTCACCAGGAAGAAATCCAATCTCCCTTGTAGAAACTAAAGACCTAACAATATAAATTTTCTCATAAGGTGTATTCTCATTGAGAACATCCTTTAATGCATTATAAAGTGTAATAAAGGTTTTACCAGTTCCTGCACAACCATATCCAACTATTTGCTTACTTTTTTTATATGAAGCAAATAATTTTTTCTGATTTTCTGTAATTGGTTCAATATCAACCAAATATGCAGAATTTAAAGGTTTTTTCTTTTTCATCTGCTTGGCGGTTAAACCAACTCCAATGGGTTGGTCTGCAGATGCTCTTTTTCTTCTTGGCATGGTTTTTAATCTATATCAAAAGCAGATTGGGTTGAAGATTCATAAGATCCTCTACGTGCTAATCGACCAGAGATACCTCCAGCTTTTTCAGATTTTTTCAAGACTTCACCCCATCCAGGATTTTTATTTACTAATTTATCTTGCCATTCTCCAACTTCTCCAACACCAGGACAAGTGCTTGGGTCGGAGAAATCTCTTTGCCAATCGGGATTATCTTCTTTCCATTTATCCCAAACATGAACACTCATTACAACTTCTTTAGTTTCACCAGTTTCTGTATTTTTAACAGGATATGTAGCCATAATTATAAAGTAATGTAATTTATTTAGACCCACTCAAGGGCTTCTGAGACCGCAGGGAATTGTTCGGTAAATACCTTCCTACATGCCTCTGCTATCTCCATATGCTCTTTTTGAGTACCATGAGCACTTCTTAGATTTATATAATGTATCCAAGAACGACATGAACCAGTCATATAGATTCTGGTAGGAGTACAGAGTGGTAATACCATTCTAGCACACTCTTTAGCAACACCTTGATTGAGCATTTGTTCGTATAATGACTTAGCAGAACTAAAAAGTGTAATCATCTGTTTCTCAAATTTTTCCACCATTTCAGGATCTAGGTCATCAGTCGAATTTTGACGATTTTTCAAATCTTGCTTACGAAGTTCTGGAAGGTCAATATCACCTAATGCAGTGCTTGCAGCATATCTTTGAGAAAACTCCTGAAAGGTAAAACTCCTATGTCTTAATACCTGTGCAGCAATAGCACGTGTAGTCTCTATTTCAAGAGTCATAGTAGACTGCTCAAAAACACTCCAATGATTATGCTTGATGCAATACTTTAAGAGTCCAGAATACTTCTCATTATCCTGATTGGCAGGATTAGAGACACGGGCAATATATGCCATAAGTTGCTCCGCATCAGGAGTAACACTAACAAGTTTTACAGTCATTTACCAAATCCTTTAAATTTTTTTTGTTTACTAGATAATTCCTCTTCTAAGAGAGATAGTTCTTTTTTCATAAAATCAATTTCATCACTACTGTATAGATGATCTTGTTTAAGTGCTTTTTTTAGATTTCTAAGTAATTGTTTAGATCTCATTAATTTAAGACTTTCGGTTATTTTACACAAAAAAAGAGAGTCTGTCAATAGACTCTCTCATTATACTTAAGTTTTAGAACTTAACTGCAAGGAATTGCCTTGCTTCGTACTTTGATACCACGATACATTAGATCGAAGTTTCTACGCTGATCTGCTTCAACGAGTACTTTCTTGTTGTACTCTTCAGAGTCGTATTCGACTCCACGGTAAGTAACTTTTGCCATTGGGTTTCTCCAAAGTAGTAGGGATTTTACTCCGTTCCTTTAGTCAACTTGTGCGTCCCCAAAGCATCCCTTCTCAGTACTCTGTTCCACAATCTGAATTAATTCAGATTTAGGTGTTTCAGTATGCTGTCGGTATATCTGTTCGACAAGACCAGTAGCATAATCACATGGTAAAAGAGTGATAAGAAGTAATTCCATAAGGATGAACGATTCCGTTCCGAGTCGGCTTACTTGCGTCCTCCAGTCGAAGGGAGGATGAACGTTATGTGTTAATAATAACACAGTTATATTATATAGTCAAGTACATATGTACATTTGTTACATCAACCCTACAGACCAAAAAAATACCAGAGTTTTTTTCCCCGATATTTTGGAATTAAAAGTCGATTTTGGTTTAAGCCTTCCTTTTTTTCTTCTTTGTTGTGGGTGATTGATACCCCCAAAGGTTTGGTTTGATATTACCACTACCATAATCAATGGACTGTATACCACTCTTAAACTTGTCCCAATACATATCAAATAATTTTATCTTAGTCCCTCTTGTCAGATCAAAACGAACCTTATCCTCATGCATATATTTTATAATATACGCATCACTAGGTGCTTGTGGAGTATTTACATCTTCATATGAACCATTCTCTACAATAATTTCAGAACCATACTTTGATTTTAAAGTATCCCTTTCTTCTTTAGTCCAAACCAATTCCTTTTTCTCTGGTTTTTTTAACTCAGTCTTTGATGGTGCTTCACCTACTGGTTTTGTCATGCTCTACCTCCCCATTGAATGTCAGAGTATGCTTCAGCAACAACATCCTGTGTAATATTATAAACTTCTTGCAATCTCTTATCCTTTACTAAAACAAGAATCTCTGCCTCTAATGGATGAAGTCCTTCAAGAATGTTAATAAACATAGTCTCACGACGAAGAGAATTCATACCATTATTACCACCTCTACAGAAATGATAAAAATGTTTCCATTCTCTACGAATTGTAGTGTGTCCTTGCTGATCACTAACCCCTAATGAAAAATCACCCTTTTCATGCATACTACGAACTTCATATGAAAGTTTCGTAGATAAAGATCCACTATAAGTATTTTGTTCATCATATCCAGGATAAGGAACTTGTCCGCTTGGAAGTAATGATACTATCGATTCATCAAAGTTCCATATAAAAATTGCTTTCAATGAAATATCTTCATATTTTCTAAGAACTTCAATCTTTTTAGCTTTAGATCTTTGTCTAGATACCAAATCTAAAACTTCAAAAGCAAACGGTCTTGCAGGTAATTCTGGAAGAGGTTTAACACTAAAAGATTTCTTTTTTGTTGCTGTCTTAGTTGTTTTTGGAGCAGCTGTTTTCTTTGGAGTTGTAGTAGAAGAAGTAGTAGATTTCTTTCTTCCTCTAGTCGTCGGTGTCTTCTTCGTAGTCATAATTGTTTTCAAATCTAAATGCTATAACCTCATCTGGAACTAGGTTCCCATTTTCATCGAACATTTCAGGGTGAGGTCTTGGTATCTCCTGATAGTTCATCATGTAATCTCGTGCAATCCAACCACCTAGTGCTCCTGCACAAAATAATAAAAAGGATATGGGTAACACTAAGACTAGTATAGTTTCTATGGTCATTTGTTACCTCCTTTGGAATTATTTTTTCTCTTTACTAATAAAGAGAATTCAAAATAGATGTCTATTTCTGTGTTAAAAAAACAAACTATCTTATTGAATAAGATATGAAATGGTTTTCTTTTCTTCTTACCTCCACTAAGAATAAGTTCAACACCACGATTAACGGGAATGTTGTTTTTATTTATCTTATTCTTTAATGATTCGTTGTTCTTTGAGGTATTTGATTGTGTCAACACATCCTCCTAATTTGTTTCCTTCACATACTACTTGTGGGAAGGTAGACCCTTCACCAAATTCACCATAAAAAGCATCCTCATCAAAATGTTGATCTAAATTATACACTACAAACTTACTTCCTGTCAACTCTAATACTTGTTTTACTTTGTCGCAATATGGGCAACCGTCTTTGGTATAGACTGCAAAATTCATTTTTGTATTCCTTATGAGTTTTTATTTATAATGTAATTACCGATACATAAGTAATCCAAATCAATATTATTGAATGTATCGATTGCTTGTTTTGGTGTCTCAACAATGGGTTGGCCATTATCATTAAATGATGTGTTTAATAGAATAGGACACTTAGTTTCGTCTCTATACTTTTGTAGAAGTGTGGTGACTTCTGGATGTAAATCCTTATTCACCGTCTGTATTCTACAGGTTCCATCTTGATGCGTGATAGCACCTATATTCTTTCTCTGATGTGGTTTTACTACAAGAGAGTAAAGCATATACTCATTCGGATAATCCTCTACAAAGTAATCTTTCTGATACTCCTCAAGCATGATGCCAGCAAAGGGTCTCCACTCTTCTCTGTGCTTGATGCGTGAGTTTACAATGTCCTTGTTCTTCTTGGGTTGAGGATTCATGAGGATAGACCGTGAACCAAGTGCTCTAGGACCAAATTCAGACCTGTTCTGGAACCATCCTACAATCTTATTATTTGCTAGATATTTCGCAGTAACCTCACACAACTCATCAAAGTTATCATATCTCTTAAAAGTTGTATCGTTTTGGTCGCAAACCAATAGTGCTTCTTCTATCTCTCCATCACTATATGTCTTACCAAATAATGAAATGTTATGAGGCAGTTTTACCTGTTCTTTGTTCTTAAATAGTCCATATGCTGCAGCACCGAAAGATAGTCCTGTATCGTCTGGAAATGGTGGGATATGTATATTGTCTGCCACCTTATTTTTACGCAGTACAGAGTTAGCAAGGATGTTTAGAAAGACACCACCAGCAAGGCATAGATTATCACTAATATAATCTTCTTTCTTTAGTTCCTTCATCCATTTAAGCATAGCATTCTCAAAGTTATACTGGAGTTGCTTTGCCTTATTCTCTGGTGATAGATTGCCATAATTAAAATCTTTATTAGGAAAAGACTCAAGTGCTACCTGTGGTATGCCCTCAAAATGTGTTCTCCAATCCTTCTTAAACTCTTTGATGTTTCCATAGGCAGAAAGACCCATGACCTTACCACAGAATGTCTCTCTATACTTTGGATCAGTAAGTTTAATATCTGCCTGTATCTTATTGACGTAAATATGATATGCCCACAACCAATAATAATTTCCTAGATTATTTGTCTGTGGAATACCAGGATAATACTTAAATATATTTTTCTTCTTATTAAAGTATCCAAATGAATGATTCTCACAGGCAAATATTTGACCTGTGGTATCAAACAAAATGGAACCAGCATTATCTAATGTAAGAAATGAACCCTCATTATAATCACAAGAGAACACAGAAGAATAAGCATGACACAAGTGATGTGATGCTATCTCTACCTTTGCTTTTGGAAAATATCTTTTTACTTTCTTCTCAATAGTTTTATTCACATAGTTCTTATAGAACTGTTGATTAGCCATTGATGGAACAATCACTAAATCAATATCATTCTTATCTAAGTTTCCAGCAGACAAACAATACTCAATAGACTTTCTAGGAAAGTTACCATCATATTTTATCTTACTCAATCTCTCTTCACTGATACTCACACAGTGCTCACCATCTTTGATAAGAGTTACACTTGCACCATGTGTCCAAGATTCTTCTGACTGCTTCAGTAGTTTAGGATTGTCTGAAATTACAACGTTCCATCCAATCGCACCATAAAGTCCAATTACATTCATGATTCTTTATCAACTGCCTCCACAATTTTATCAAAGTCAAAGATCTCATCATCCTCATCAACATAAGGATACTCTGCCTCAACACCAGTAAAATCAAAGTCAAACAATACACTATTAGGTAACTTCATCTTAGCAGGTTTCTTTGCCTGTATATTTGTATGCATATCCCATCCAAATACCTTTGGACTTGTTCCATTCCACAGTACTACTGAAGGCATCTTCAATGCAGCAGCAGCATGTTGCATACAACTATCAATAAGTATTCTCTTCTCACTATGTAAGAGAGTACTTACAAGTTCCATGTTACTCATGGGATCTTTAATTGCTTCGACCCCATCCAACACTTCACATGATGGTCTTGTTATCTGGAAGATATGATAATCATCTGAATAATGATCTACTAATTTCTGTGCCAGTACCACAGGCATGTCTCTTGCCCACAAATATGGTCTCTGTTCTTGATACATTCCACCATTGGTCTGAATAACCATGATGGGTTTTCCATTTGCTCTACCAGGCCAAAACTCTTTGGCACCCTTTCTTTGTAGAGGATTAAACTTTACCTCTGGCATCTCACCACGGTACTCAAGATTATACATCTTGCACCAAGTTTCAATCAAAGGCAATGTTTTATTAACATGATCAGTAGTAAAATATGGTTCATTAGCAAAGACTAATGAATCCATACCATCCACATAAGTTTGATAATAATAACTTGTATTCCCAGTTTGATATATTCTATCCACAAAAGGAAGATTAGTGAATATTTCGGACCAAACAGCAGTAACGATCAACTCTCTACCAGGAAAGTTGTTCTTAATGCATTTTGCTACTGCTGTCGATGCAATATGCTTTCCAAACCCACCTTGTACATGGAACAAAGAATATTTTTTTCGAGACATAATGAAAAATTACAATTTTAATTTATAAGTTTACCAAGGAAGATTTTTATTTACTTCAGAAGGTGCTGGAGGATTCTTAACTGATTCTATCCATGATTCATTATTTGTTTTTGTATTTGATTTTGATAATCCGTCTGCAACAGGTGCCCATGCAAGAACATCTGCCTGAGTAAGACTTTCAAAAGCAACAAATCCTGATGCACCAGTACCACCAGAAGTATCTACTTGAAAATTTTCTTCACCTTCAACAGTAAGAACTGAAGGATTAGAATCATCAACAGAAACAGTTTTTACTCTAACTTCAGAAACAATGTTATCAGCATTGTTCAGAATAGTCAAGTTAGTAACAGTCTGAGTGTGTGTAATTGCCATTTTTTATTTAAACCTTGTGTAGTATTTATTGTGAAAAGAGATTGTATGGATTTTTATTTGGTGGGTTAACCACCTGTGGTGATTCTGGACCATTACGTAAAGGTTGATTGTTAACCTTCATTGCTTCAGAATCATTCCAAAACTCAAGAGTTTTCTTATTATTATTATATAGTTTAATGATAGAATCAGGAAGAATCTCTGATGGATCTGGTGAAGTCTTTTCTAATTTAGAATGAACCTCATGCATATCACCTAAACCATATGTTTCCAAATCATTCTCTCTATGAGTATTAGATAATTCATCAAACGTATGTTCAAATGGTTCTTCACCCAAGAATTTATAGATATCATTCAATTCTCTTTGTGGATCTTCAACCAGTTCATTATAGTCTACAAAAAGAAATTTGTCAGCATGTCCTTCATCCACACCTAACTTAACAGCATTCAATGACTCCCATAGAATACCACCTTGATTGAGAAGATGATTGCAACGATTCTCATCATTGATTGGAATATTATTCTTCACTAATATCTCATCTACAAAATTAATTCTTGGTTGCCCTTCCTGAAAAGGATTACGTCTAATCATAGTAAGTATAGATGCTAATATCTCATCCACTCTTCTTACAGGAACTATAATCCTTGCTTCTTGTTTAATATATCCCTCAATGAAAGGAATTCTTGCCGTCCATGCACGATTCTTATCAAAGATAACTTCCTCTTCCACATCACTATACCAATGTCTTATAATAGAACCAACTATCTCATTAACCTGATTGGGTTTTGGATACCCTGTATATAATTCATTACCCTGAAAGTTTTCATGAAGAGAAAACATCGCACCAAGTACAGGACTTGATGGTCCTGAATGAAACCTTGGGTTCTGATTTAATAATGTAGACAAAAGAGTGCTTCCTGCTCGTGGAAGTCCTGCCATAAAGTAAAATGTCTTGTTCATAAAAAATTCAATTTAAAAAATATTTATCCTTTACCTGCAACAGGTAAAGACCAATCAACATAATCAAGTGTATCAGAATCTACTCCTCCCTGACCACCACCAGTTAGTTGTTTCCAACTTCCAGATATATTAGCATATACTATATCATTTGTCACGTTTTTCCATGTTCCACTAACATTAACATAGATATCATCCGATTGTTTCCAGGTACCACTTACATTTACATATGCATTATTTGAAACAACTCCTCCACCACCAGAGGCGCCAGAATCTACCCAAAATGCTGGCAAGGACCAATCAGTATAGTCCATTGCCATTACTTGTGCTCTAGTTGGAAGTGCCATAGTTTACCTCAGATAGTTCTTGCTTCTATTGGCATATGCGACTCAAGTTCTTGCTTTCGTATTTTTTCTTCTTCTTTATTATCTTGAGTTATACACTCATCAACAATTGCATCCAAATCAGATTGAGATGCTCCACTTACAGTTTTAACCCACATAGATTGTTCATTCGGATATTCACTATATCTTACTTTATATTTTACCAATCCTCTTGCAGCTGGTTCTGTTTTAATTGTTTCGTATGCCATAATTTTATGCCTGTGTTACTGAGAAATCATCAAGATATACATTATGAGAAGTATCAGTAGTATAATATCCTATTGCGTATATATCTAATGCACCAGCTTCTGTTGGTGTAAAGGTCATTGTACACTGAACCCAAGAATTAACTGTAGTATCAGAAATAACCGCACTAACATCAGCAGTTATACCTGCAGCTGCACCATTTTTTACCCTTATACCACCATTAACACCCGTTCCATCACGATAAACCCAAACAGAAGCAGTTACCTGTGCATTTGCATTACATATAACCTTAGAAAGAACCCATTCAACTGGAGCACCTTGATTTGCATTACTACTATTGATATCAATTTTCCAAGATACTCCAGATGAAGTATGTCTTATTGAGGATTCTGGAGTAATCTTTCCATATTGATATGCAGTTTCATAAGCACCACTCACACCATCAGCATTCTTCTTAAAGATTCTACCACCCTGACTAATTTGGTCATTATCCGTATGTCCCTCAACAACATTATTCATATATAAATCCCCACCATAAGCATATTGTCTTTTATTTAACGTACCTCCTTGAACAATTTTCATACTAGAACCATTACCAATATAAGTTGAATAGTACGAATTAGTATGTCCATAAGAACCATTTGATCTGTCTCTATCTTCTTCATAATTATATGCATAATCAGCAATCAGATGACTTTGATTGGCCTGATATATTCCATAATAACTATTCCAACAGGTTACAATACCACATGTAATATTAGGAGAACTACTGGTATAGATCAATCCATATTGTCCACCACCAGATACATCATCACCACCATCTATTCTATCACAGTGCCAACCATTAGAACTAGTAACATATAGATTAGGACCAGATCCACCTTCTTGCCAAGCATCACATTCAGACATCCTAAAATCATTACTACAACTACTAAAATATATGTTATATTGACATCCCACTCCCATAATAGTAGTTATACCAGTATGCTGTGTATGACCCCAGTAATTGCAACTTGAATATTGATTATAATATCCCTGTGCTCCCCATATATAACACCCACCCTTAACATTAGAATTCGAGCTGAAATATACTGGATAATATCCACAAACACCACCTAGATTGTGGAAACTACTCCAGTTACAACTTGAAGCTCCAAAAGGATAATATGCATGACAACCTACCATATTACTAATTTCAGCATAGCTACAACTTCCAAAGTGTAAACCATAACCTTGATAATTTCTATTACTTGTGGCAGTAATACCATGAGTGAATTGTGTACCCATATTATTACTAGCATCCCAACCACCACTAATCGTAATTCTATTAGTAGAACTTATTCCAGCAACATTATTAGTAAAGTATGCACTATTGTAATGACCTGAACTAGTTGGTAAGTCACTTCGACCCATATCTGTTACACAATCATATGGATCTACTGTCCACATATTAAGTGTTGTAGCTGGCCATGTGGTACGAGCAATACCAACACCAGCCCACCTAATTCCACCAGCAGTATAATAACTAAAAGGAAAATAAGAATCTTGTGGATTTCGATATTCCAAAAGAACTCTTGTCTCATTTTGATCTTCATTATAAAACAATGAATCTATCCCATACCAATATGGTGCCTTATGTTCATGACAAGTTTTCAACCCAACTAAAGTTTGATGATTAACACCACCAGCAGTAAACCTTGATTTGGTTGCAATTATATTACCAATAGAAAAATCTTGAGCTCCTTGATCAGTCTCAACATAAAGTGCAACAGAATTTATAGAACTATTTAAATTTGTTCCAAAATCTTTTACAATAGGTACCCAAGCATTGGAACTAGCACCATAATTATAAATTGGTATTGTATGAACCGAAGTATCTCCAGTATTATCAGTACATAATCTTAAACTAACATTACCAGTAGTTGCCTGTATTTTTGTTCCAGATTTTTGTTGTACTCTAAATGATACTGTTTGGAAACTAGATAAATTTTTTGTTGTAGCAGACAAATCACTATCAGTACATCTCCAATATGCAGCCTTTCCAGTTCCAAAACTATCAGATATGGAAATTTTATCACCATATTGATGTTCAAACCACGTGCATCCACTACTCCAATCCGCAGTAAAAGTTTCTAATGTACAAGTAACATTAGTACTTGCAGTCCAAGCACTTGTTTGGGTTGGTCGTTGCCCACAACCAGCAATATTCTCAACCGCCTTACCAGGAACCATTATCAATCTAGCTTTTAATTTATTCCAATATCCACCACTACCACTTCCAGTACCAGGTGCAATATATCCCTTCAATTTAAAATTACTAGCATCAACTCTCGTAACTTCCCAAGTTCCATTAATAGTTCCAGTTTGTGAGTTAATCTGATTAGTATTTTTATAAATTGCAATCGTCTCTCCAGTTTGCAATCCATGACTACCTTGATTGATGTTAGTATCACCTTGTGTAGTACTATATGTAATACTACTCAGGCTTGTACTACTTCTTCCAGCATCACCAAACCAGTTCCATATTTTACAATTAGCATGTAGAAGTTTAGGCTCTTGCCCTGCAACTCTTATTTCATCACCACCAGTTGGACTACTACCTAAAGATGAAATAGTTCTTTTTGGAGTACTACCTGTAGTACCATTATTACTATCATTTCCATTTTTATAATCAACGTAATAAGTTGCCATTTAAATAATTCCTCCTTGTATTATATCTATATGATTAGTTACGATATAAAATTTCATTTTCATATTAAGCTGTATACTTAATCCAAATGTCACCATCGGCACCGCCAGATGGAGCTGAAGTTGATGCAGTAATCT